TCTGATGCTCCGGCTCCTGCACTTCGCCAACAATCGTCTGCATGAGTATTGCCGACTGACATGCAACCCCATAGCTGATATAGACTTTGTATCAATCCGCGTGCATCCGGCGACCGCCATCGACATGGACGCCATCGACGGTGAAGGCCGCTGGGTGAAAAGCATCCGGTTCAACGTGGATTACAAACTCGACCCGGCAACGGTAGAATAGGAACCGTCCATTAGTCGCCGCGTGTGCAGTCCCGCCCGACGAAAGGACATTACAATGGCCTCCTACCCCCTGATTGGCAAAAAGACCGTCTACATCGACGACCTCGTAATTAGCCCCGACTACGTGCAGGACGAAGTGGGCAGCATCACTCTGACTCCCGGCACTACCGAGGTTGCTTCGCAGTCCGGCACTATCAACGTGCCGAACGGTTCCTACGAGGAAATGAGTTTCGAGCTGAACATTATCTGTCCGAGCGTCCGCTACCTCGGCATGCTGTTCCCGGAACTGTATCACAACGCAAAATTCAAGCGCGTTATCTCCGGTTCGCTGTCCGAGACGGGTCAGGTGCGTTTCGGCGGCAACGAATGTATTTCCAACACTCCGCGTGACATCATTATCCATA